ATGTCTCCCAACTCATACAGATACCCCGCACCACCTCCTCCACCTCCCGGTGTCCCGGAGCCGACGATCTGGTCGCCCAGGGTCAGGAAGGCGGAGTCGAGTTCGAGATAAGCGTCACCAGCGCCATCAAAAGATTCTGGATGCCAAGTTAATGTCGCGTCTCCAATCTTAAAGGTGTTGCTCTGCGTGTCGCCGCCGTATGGATGGTATTTGGATGCTCCGATAGCATCATACAGGTTCTGCGCCGAGATGGTCAGCGAAGTCCCACTTGAATCAAGAGGGTCATAAGTACCTATGAGCGTACTCCCGACTGAGAGAGATAGCGTCTTTACATCGCTAGTCTGGACATATCCAGACAGGTCTATGCTCGTGTCACCGATCTTCGTCCACGTGGAGTTGGTGTAGACGTACTCCTCGTACTTGTCCGCACCGCTGCCCGTCGGACCGATGAGGTAGAGGACGTTGCTCTGCGGATCCGTGACCGCGCTGGTGCTCGCGTATATCTCGTAGTGAAACTGGTCTATCGCGCCGATGAGGTTGTTGACCTCCGTCTTCGAATAGGTCTCGGACTTCATGTAATAATTCGACATGTCCGGCGTGATCGAGGACTGGCTGACGTTCACCCATGCACCGAGGCCGCCACGCGCCGTGGAGTCCCACACGATGAGGTGGCCGTCGGCAAGATTGCTGCCGATGACCACGTCAGACAGATCGTTCAGGTAGTGGACGGGCGTATCCCCTCCGCCTGGCGTTCCGTCGCCTACTATTTGGTCTCCCTCCGTGATAAGGGGCAGGGGAGAGTAGAGAACACGCTGCTGAGTCGGACCGGACCCAATCAGCCTGACATATAAATCTGGCTTGTCGCTTGTAATCTCGTCCTGCGCATCAAAGTAGAAACCGCGAATGCCTTTTACATCGTCCGTCTGACTGGAAGTGTGTACTAGCGTTTTTGCGACGTACAGACCATTCTGAAAGATTGCTCCGTATGCGCTCGTACCTTCGGATATGTCATCAAGCGTTTCGCTATCAATATCAATGACATTTGAATCGGAAATGACGATATGCTCACCACCGGTATAGATTGCTCCGGTGCTGCTGGCTATCTCCTTGATTCTCTTGTCGAGATTCTTATCCGAAAAGTATTTCATAGCAAATTACTTGCTTGACGTAGCACTTTTGGCTCTCTGCGCCTCAATCTTTTTTAATTCAACCTCTTTCCGGTCTTTCTGCTCGGATTCTTTCTGCCTGAGTTCCTTATCGAACTGATCTATCTGAGCACGGAGTTTTTCGCGCTCGATGTCAAGCTTCTCATGTACAAGCTCTTCATCATTCTCTTCGGCATAGATACCAAGGCGCATATATTCTGCTCGAGAATTAAGCTCTGCGACCTTGAGCTTGGTTTCATTGTCGCGCTGGTTGAGCATGTCTTCCTGCTGGAGCTTCTGCATCTCAACCTGCTGCTTCATCTGAGCCTCCTGCTGCTTGGCCTGCATCTCCTGCTGAGCGGCTTCCTGCTGGGCCTGTTCCTGCTGCTTCTCTTCATGCTCGATGATCTTGGTCTTCTCCGCAAGAGAAGCAGAGGAATACATCTTCATGAGTGTAGACAAACGATAGCCGTTCTGAAGCATCGCCTGAGAGATGGAATCCATCTGAGAATAAAGTTTCTGTGTCTCGGTTGAATTATCAGTAACAAGGCCATAACTTGACTCGCAGAATTCATCTCCGTCAATATCCATCACTTTCATGGAATTGTCTGACAGGATGTATTGGAACTTGATATTCCTACCTCTCATCGCGCCCTTAGCTTCTTCAAGGAAAGCTTCAAGAACACGGCGCTTGGTGTCGTCATGTTTCTGGAATAACCAATCGGTAATATAACTCGACTGAAGAACGGCACGCTCGATACCGCCGACGGTCTCACGGTTATAGGTATTACCCTCACGCTGACGGTTGATACCGACAAGCTCGGACATGGAATCCTTTGTCCACTGCAAAAGCTCGATGTAGTTCTGAATTGACTGGCCCCAATCCGCGTCGACATAACCCTTGCTTGCGTTATTCAGACCGCCGGCAAGCTTACCGGTTGCCGCGCCCTTGGCTCCTTCATTGAACGAATCCTTGATGAGAACTTTATTCGTTCGAGCGAAATACATCCACTTCTCAACCTCCCAGTTCTTGGGCTTCAGGGCAAGATCCATCTCCAATAGTTTGCCCCAATTCGTTGCAATCAAATCGACAAGTTTCGCATGAATGGCATCGTATAGATAGTTATACGGCTTCATCATATCCACCAGCGAGAATGGCTGGTTTTCGTTGGTATTATAAATCGTACCGACAATACCGAAATGGCAGCGGGACGGGTTAGAAATCGTATTATGCTGAACGATGCACGGGCGAATGCCCACATAGATGTCTTCGCCGATCTTCGTACCCTCCCAAGCCTCGTTCACCCAGAGAACCGTTGCTTCCTCGCCAGCATCCTTATCTGGCACATAAGTCTCCGGATAGAAATCGAAAACCTCGTCACCCGTAACCGGATCGAACGATTTGACTTTATAAATCTTACGCTGAGATTTCCACCAGACACGAACGACGCGTATATTTCCCGTCACATCATACGGCAGCAGGTTTGAGCCAATTCCTCCGTCAAGCCCGGAAACGGCGTCAAAGACATATCCAAGCCCATGATCGCCATTGATCATAATTCCATCTTCTCCGACGATATTATGCGCGGGAATGAATCCGAACCTGTCGTCTTCGTTACCTGCGGCACCAAGGGGCCCCTGCCCGCCAAAATCAGGCAGCTCATCAGAAATCTTACTGATTTCTTTTGGAGTCAGGTCGTCGTAATAAGTGTCGATGATTCTGCCCGGAGACCAGTAATCTTCATAAACAAGGACATCAGCATCTTCAATTCGATTGGAATAACCGGAACGGAAGACGCGGAGCTTCATTGGATTCATTCTGACAATAACAGGTTCTCCGCCGACGATGCCAGTCTGATAGATTTCAGTGCCGACAGCCATAGCATCCCAGAAACCATCATTGAAAATCTGCTTGAAATTCTGCTCCTTGGAATAATGGCGAAGCAATTCATTCGCCCGGATCTCACGCAAATCCTGCCAGCTATAGTCGTAGAACTCCTGTCCCTCCTGCATCTGTTTCTCCGCCTGCTGATTGTCGATATTCTGGTCTTCGACAATATCCCGAACCATCGTGTAGAACTGCTCCTTCTTGTCTTCTTCAATACGGGAGATAGAATACGGATTCGTAACGATTACCTTCCAGTCAAAGACGCGCGCCGCCTCTTCGCCGCGAAGCGTATTCAGCTTTGAGTTAATGATAGGATAATGCTGAATTCTGTCCGGCAGGAAAGCCGTAGAGATGTTCCCGGGGTTGATAATAGCCGCAACATCCTGCATATGAATGATTCCGTTCAGGAGATCGTAGTTTATCTTCATATGAACCACGTCCTTCCTGACGGGAGAATAATTAAAATATGTTCTCGAAGCTCCCCAATCGACGCACTCACGACGCCATTTCTCGCCCTTCGACTTGAACGGGATTCTCTGCTTGGGGAATGACACAGTTACATCCATAATATAGTCATTTTCTGGGCGAATGTAAATAAATATACCTCTCAGAAAACGACTATAAATGAATCGCTTATGGAATCAAAGCGGTTTATTTGTTCGGTTCGAAGCGACGCTGATATGATTGCCAGTCCTTATCGAAGAAAGGATCATCCGCAACATCATCGGATTTTGCTTCGTTTTCTGCTGGAGAACCGCCATAAAGGATGATGAAGTGTTCTCGATATAACATTACTTGGGCAAGCGCGCTGATACGGTCCGTATTGACATCTGGACCATATGACACCAGCTCGGACAGAAGCGCCCTATTCCTCAAGCGATATAATTGCGGCACTTGCTGAGTGCTTGTCTCTCCTTTCTCATCCTTGACCTCAACCGGATATGTCTTCTGAAGCCAATCCCTGATAAGCCCAACAGCGTAGAAATTCAGAGCCGCATTCACAGACACGCCCTTAATGGCAGAACCGAACATGGAATACTTAACCAACTGTCTCTCACGAAGGTACTCGGGACAATCCGCTAACATCCACGTCGAATGCATCTTGGCAAAGTAACCAAACATGCCGCGCTTATTGGATTCATACAGACACGACGCATTATAGAAGACACAAAGCAGACGAGCTATTTCATAGTTGTCGTCGGCGAACTGCTTGCGTCCCGTAAATTCGGCAACTATGGTATCCGTAAACAAGTCCATGACAAAGCAAGAAAACAGAGACGTTGATTCTGCCTCGTCATTATCAACGGGATCCGCACCGACTATATATCTGTTATGCGGCGGATTCTTAACCGGCATTTCAAATATCTCGACAGCGCCGCGTTCCGTATTATCCACAGGCCACTTTCTAATGGGAGTATCATCCGTCGCCCTAAACTCTACCCGTCCGCCTACGTCAACAAGACTGCCGACATAGACATCATCATATGCATGCGGGTCCTGGTCGAGCTGACGTATGCGCTCGTTGAGCATCACGACGGGGAAGAAATTGGAGCGTACTTTCAGGATTGCCTCGGCGGGCGTGATAGGCATCTGGGCTATACGGGAGAGCAGCGACGCCGGGTCTCCACCATGCTTGACCTCATACCGCTGCATGAGAATCTGCAACAAAGCCTTGACGACGTCGGAATTTCCGTCCTTGTCCATACAGCCCGCACGAGAGATATATGACGGGAAGAAATAGCTGAACTTCGCCGTTCCCTTACCGCGCTCATCATACACGTTGTTCAGCGCATAGATTCCATAGCTGTTTGGATTATAAAGCATCGTCTTGATACCGGCAAAGTCAGACTCATCATCGCCCGCGGTTCCCACTCCGTACAAAAGGCTGAACACATTATCGCCTTCCATAACAGAGTCTCGCACGTTATCCCATACGCCACGGAAGTTCGAGTAGCTACCTACCTCTTCAAAGAAGATAAAGCCACGCTTGCCTCGAACCTTACCTTCGTCATCCTTGACAGACAGACCAAGAACCGAATTCAACGATCCCATGATATTTCCGTTCTTGTTCTTATATCCAGCAATCCATGTCATTTCGCTCGGAGAACGCTTGACCATCAGTCGGGGGAATTCCGTATTCTGCGCCACAAAATCAATCATGGGCGTGAACTTGCTCAGGGTTCCGTCTTTTTCTGCAAGATATTCTTTGAGATATGCCGTCAAGATAGTTGTCACGCGCTTCTTAACTTCCTCATTCTCACCGAGTATGAGGTTGTGCGACATGATGCTGGCGAGCGAAAAACTTTTTCCGCATCCCCGCCTTGCCAGTTCCAACGCGTGTTTTCCTGATTTACGCGCCTGATCAAGATAGTGGAAACGATAATAGATTCCTTCCCAGAAATCAGGGAAACCTTCAACACGCTGTACAACGCCAGTCTTCTCTGAACGGCGGTTAAGCATGATGGGCGTATAGTTCAGAAACCAGTACATCAGTCCCGTCACCCACTCACCGTCAGACTCTCGCACATATCCTTCCCGACAGCGTCTGCGCTCTTCAAGGAACCACTTGCCGTATTCACTGCTCGGATTGGAATTCGGTTTCAGAAGCGAATAGCATCCGTTCTGTTCATAGAATTTAGCGGCAGGACGGAAATAGTCCATGTCTTCCAGGATATGCGGATGCGTGATATCAACGATAATCTTACCCTGCTCGTCCCTCGGCAGGTCCTTGGCTCTTGGTCTGCCTGGCGAAATCATGTACTTGATGAGCGGGACCTTCTCAACAAACTCCAAGAACTGTTCAGATACCTCGTCAGGGTAGGTGCTGAGCAGTTCCTGAGTTATCCCGGTCTGATACTCGTTAGTATTAATTACCGTAGTCTCTGTCACAAAGCGCTCTTAATAGGATCTCATAAAATTCTTTCGGACTTTTGTACTGGCCCATTAGCTCTTCGTTGAAATTCTTCCCGAGCATGCCGACAGCTGTCTCCACGATTTCGCAGAGGTCTTGCCAAGTAAGATTATTCTTTACGTTCTGCGTCATATCTCGTCTTCGAATGCGGATTTATGTGCTGCGCCGCGTGCTACATCGCTTGTATCGAAGTCTTTCGCCAATGCCTGTTCCGCATCCGCGAGCTTCTTGGCGAGTTCCGGAATGTCGTTCAGCGTCTTTGTCATGGCTGGAAGAGCCTTGTCCAATGCCATAGAAGTTTTTCCACTATCGTCCGTAGGATCTATCGCACCACCAATCTTACGGATAATCTTGCGGACGGTATCAATGCCATAACGCATATCTTGAAGAAGAAGAGATGCGGTAGTTGTACACTGCTTGGTATAGACTTCCATCGCCTGCTTGAGTAAGTCGGATGGCTCCCAGTCCTTCCCGAATCCTTCCTGCGCCTTGACTTCCTCCGCCCTCTGCGATTCGTCCGTCAGGTACATGTAAGAACTGCGCGGATCGCACATGAACCACATATATGAAATCTGTTGCCAGAAATTCTCCTTCTTCTTGGATCTGTCCGCCTCGAAGAGCTGGCGAATCTGACGAACGAGAAAAGCCTCATCCGCCACCTTGAATTCCACTCCGTCAAACTCAATCAGTTTCATCTTTTCCGTAATGAGTTTCTATGAACTTTCTCTGCCACATGCAAACCCCTTCTTCCATCTCTTTTTTAAATTCTTCGGGATAAGAAGATTCTATAGTTGGAGCGACAGCTTTATATCGACGCTCAAACTCTTCATACATTTCTTTTGCCGTCATTTTTCAATCGTTATGAAT